TGCATGTAATGACGCCCCAGATCACCAGCTCGTCGCCCTCAAGCACGTACCTCGGTGGATACTTTGGGTTCTCCGAAAGGAGAATCACCTCCCTGCCGCGAATGCAAAGCCGCTTGCATACGGGCTCGTTGTTCAGCAGCGCTACGACGATGTGACCGTGCGCAGGCTCCAAAGCGCGGTCCACCACCGCGAGATCGCCTTCAAAAATACCAGCGCCTTGCATGCTCTCCCCAGCGATTGAGACCAGGTAGACATGCGGGGCGCGAATGTTTAGAACCTCATCCAATGAGATGTGCGCTTCGATGTGGTCCGCCGCCGGAGATGGAAACCCAGCGGGCACTCGAAACGAACACAAGGGCAGCTTCAAGCCACCCTCGGCAACTGGGCCTAGAATTGAAAAGCTCATGACGCACGTTCCAAAATACTGTACGAACATACAGTTAACGTTGTACAAGGATGCCGGTCAATTTTCCGCGGGAAAAATCTGACCGGTGGAGGAATGCATCGCCTTCGTACTGCGGACGAGGACCATTCAGCCACTTAATTTGCGCCTAATGGCAGCCAATAGGGCAATGAAGACCTCCGCTGAAAGTGATACGCTCCCCGTACTTGGTAGGAACTTTCACAGTTTTATGACGGACAGGCTAAAGATTCAGCCCTACCAAAATTGCACTGTTATAACTAACGATCACAGCTAAAATATAAGTCATCACAACAGGAATCTTTCTAAAATGAGCTTTAATTGGCGATGCCCATTCTGCAACCACAACTCCGTAATCACGGATGAAAACAGCGAAACCAGAAGATTTAATTTTGACCACGGATATAAGAATCAAGCCCAACTATTTCAGATAGAAATAATTGTATGCCCAAACGAGGAATGTAAAGAGGCGGCATTAAAAGCCTCCTTATTTGATGCAGTTTGGAAAGGTGGCAACTGCATACCAGGGTTACCAAGAAACTCCTGGCAGTTAGCTCCATTAAGCGCAGCACGACCTTTCCCACCATACATACCAAACGCAATCATTCAAGACTACAATGAAGCGTGTTTGATATTAGATAAGTCTCCAAAGGCCTCAGCAACTCTTTCTAGACGTTGCCTACAAGGCATGATCAGAGATTTTTGGGGGGTGCAAGAAAAAACTCTGTACCTCGAAATCGATAAGATCGCTGACAAATTAGACCCAGAAACTTATGATGCGATTGATTCCCTGAGAAAGCTAGGAAACATTGGCGCCCACATGGAAAAAGACATCAACACCATAATAGATGTTGATGCGAACGAAGCCGAGCTACTAGTTCAGCTATTAGAAATATTGCTTGAGGAATGGTACGTAAAACGTCATCAGCGGCAAGAAAAGATGGCCAAAATCAAAGCTCTAGCTGCTGAAAAAGATGCTCTTAAAAAGGCATCTCAGGACCCGGCCCAACCTCCTGCTGTGTGATTATCAAAACGGATCACATCAAGTCCCAGCCATGAATTTAACTGGGACATTCGTGCTTGAATCGGCTCCAATTCGTTAGCTATCCACGTCTCTGCTGCATCGCGGACTGAGCCAAACCCTCCCGCGTTTTGTGGCACGATCCCCATCAACTGCGGTGGAATACGCAGACTTGCCAACACATCATCACGGGTCTGATTCTTGATCGAATTGAATTCATCCTTGGCCGCCACCTCGCTGACCGGGATCAGCTGAATCCCATCCTTCTTCCCCGTCGGCGAATACACAAACAGATTCCGAAAATTTCCCGGTCCCTTGGATTCCTTCAACGCTTTACGCAAAGCGTCGATATCGGCCTCAGTCTGCGCCGCATCCGTCATATACAGAATGAACCCCGCATGACTGCCATTTTCGTAATACTTGCGCCGGAACAGCGTTGCCGATTCGTTGAGAAGCGCCGATTGCAACGCACTGATCCACTCAGGCAGCCCATAAATCTCCTGATGCAAATCCGCCTCACGCAGATGAAAAATGCTCCCCGGCTCAAACGCGTGCTCGTTCTTCCACCCCTGCACCTGGTAGAACTGCCCCTCCGGCCCAACCCGTATGTACTTCGCCAACGACGGCACCAGTTGCCGTGTGTTACCCAGTACTGAACGGCGTTTCTCCAGGTACCCATTGCCCAGGCACAGGAAATCCAGGGCGAACTGTTCAAAAGCCGCCCGCGACAGCATCGGATGCGGGATAAACGTTTTGCTCAACAGGTTGCGCTTGAACATCAACCCAGAATGCAAATGCACGCTCGCCCCCACCGATCGGGCCAAGCCGTTAAGCGACAACGGCGGCTCATACCACCGCCCATTGAACCAGCACTCCAGGTAGTCGAACACCTCCCGACCACCCAACACCGGTGTCGGCTCCCCGAAGCTGAACACCTGGGTGCCCGCATGAGCGGCGTCGAGGGTGGCCGGCAGTAGCTCTTGGCTGGCGAGTTGTTCGGTCATGTGAAAATCTCCATTCGCCCGGTATTGGCAGTGGTCTGCCCTTCGAGCGGTTCGTTGTGCAATGCGTGAAATAGCGCCCAGGCCAGGTCGGCATGGCCGGTGTTGTCGTTGCGGCCGGCGGTGTAGGTGAACTGGCGACCGCCTGCGGTGATGGTTTTGCGAATCGCCATGAGCGACTGGGCCATGTCGGTCCAGCCAGCATCGAATTCCAGCCGGCCCTTGTGGATCACGTCGTAGGCCTTCAGCACTAAGCGGGTTTTCACCTCGGGCGAGTAGCTGAAAGTAGTCACAGCCGGGAAGAACTGGCGCACCAGCTGGGCCACGCCGCTGCCAAGGCCGGTGACGTCGATACCGATGTAGGTGACCCAGTAGCGGTCGCACACGCCCTTGATGGCCGCGGCCTGGGCGGCAAAGTCCATGCCGCGAAATTGGTGGCGCTCGAGCACGCGGAACTTGCCGCCGGGCACCAGGGGCGGCGCGACCACCACCAGGCCGGAACAATCGCCCGTCTCGGCCGGGTCATAGCCGACCCATACCTGACGGTCGCCGAACGGGCGCATGGCGAAAGGTTTGTAGTCCTCGGCCCACTCCACCCAGCTATCGACCATGCAGGACTGCAACACCGACAGCGGGAAGATGCTCGCGCCGTCATCGACGAACTCGCACATCAGCAGGTTGGCGAAGGCCTCGGGGCTGTACTCCCGGCGCAACTCTTCGATGTCGAACAGATCGCACCCGCCCCGCTCGGCGTCGAGGATCGTAACGATCTGGCGCCATAGCCTGTCCTCACAAAACCGGCCCTGCTGGAGCGCGCCGTGGGACACATCTACTTTGGTGTGCTGCGCGGCGGGTTTGCCCTTGTTGAAGCGTTCGCCCGTCCAGAAGGTGTAGGCCTCGTGGGCCATGCTCGACGGCGTGGAGAAATAGGTTTTGCGCCACTTCTTGTGCATCGCCATGCCCGAGGCGACCTTGTTCAACTCCTCGAACTTGAACGTCCAGAAGAATTCGTCGAAGTAGAAATTGCCGTGATAGCCCTGGGCGGTGCGGGCGTTTGTCCCGAGGAAAAACAGCTCGGCACCGTTGGGCAGCACAATCGGGTCACCGGTCAGCTCGACGCCGATAACTTCCCGGGCGAAGGCCTGGATATAGCCACGGAACAGGTAGGCCTGGTTCTTCGAAGCCGACAGAAAAATCTGGTTGCGACCGGTGTCCAGGGCGTCGATAAACGCCTCGCGAGCAAAGTAATACGTGGCGCCGATCTGCCGACTCTTGAGGATGACGCGGGTGCGCTGGTTGCCCGCCCGGTACCAGTCTTTTTGGTAGTCGAAACAGCCGTCGATGAACGCCTCGCGCAGCAGCTCGATCTGGTCTTCGCTGATGTCGTTCTTCGGGGATTTTTTCTTCGGTCCCTCGTTGCGCTTGGCGAGGTTCGGGTTGAGGTCGGTTTCGGTGCCGCCGCCCTGGAAACGCTGAATACGGGCCTGGCGCTCAAGCTGGCGATGCAGCAGATCGATCTCTTTAAAATCGCCGCCGGTCTTGTTGTCCTTGAGGATTAACTGCACCAAGCGCGCTTCCAGGGCGCCGCCGATGCGCTCGACGTTGTCGGCCCGGTCCCACTCGTCGCGGGCCTTCCAGCTGTGTAGCGTTTTTTCCTTTTCGCCCGTAGCCTCGGCAATCTCGCAGATGCGCCAACCCATCCAGTACAGGAACTTGGATTGGCGTCGTGGATCGATAGGCAGCAGGCAGGTCGTCGTCATGGCCGAGATGCTGCCGCCCATGGCGACGACTCAATAGCGCTGCCCCTTGTACCCTCCCCGCCTACAGTCCCGCCTCGTTGCCGCCGCTCGCGCCCGTGACGACCATGCCCCTCATTGCAACGCACTGCTCAACCCAGCAGGCGCCCCACGCACTGAGGATTCCCGGCATGAAGAAGTTTCGCAGCAACTGGTTCCGCGTCGCCGTCGAGGGCGCTACTTCGGACAAGCGCACCATCAAACGCAGCTGGCTGGAACAGGCCGCCAAGAACTTCAACCCGTCCACCTACGGCGCCCGTATTTGGCTGGAGCATTTCCGCAGCCTGTTGCCCGATAGCCCGTTCAAGGCCTACGGCGATGTCCTGGCAGTGAAAACCGAAGAGGTGGACATCAACGGCCAGAAAAAACTGGCCCTGTTCGCCCAGGTTGAGCCCACCCCTGAGCTGATCGCCATGAACAAGGCGAAACAGAAGATTTACACCTCCATCGAAATCGACGACAGCTTTGCCGACACCGGCGAAGCCTACATCGTCGGCCTGGCGGTCACTGACTCGCCCGCCAGCCTGGGCACCGACGTCCTGGCGTTCTCAGCCCAGAAACCGGACGCCAGCCCCTTCAAGGATCGCCACTACTCGGCAACGTCGATGTTTACCGAGGCGGTGGAAACCGAGTTGAAATTCGAGGAAATCGAAGAGAAGCCCAGCATCGGCGCCCAGTTGTTCAACAAGGTGCAAGCGCTGCTGACCGGCAAGCAGGCCAAGGACGATACCGAGTTCGCCCAGATCGGCGAAGCCGTCGAAGCCATCGCCGAACACGTCAAGGATCTACCCGACCAACTGGCCGCCGAAAAGAAATTCTCGGCGGGGCTGAAAACCCAGCTCGACCAAGTCAGCACGGAACTCACGGAGCTGAAAAACAAGCTCTCTACCACCCAGGACCACAGCCAGAAAACGCGCCCGCCTGTAACCGGCGGCAATGACTTGGTCGTGACCGACTGCTGACAGTCAGCCCAACCACAGCCCGAATCATGAAGGACGATCAACATGCGTAACGACACCCGAGTACTGTTCAACGCCTACCTGCAACAACTGGCGCAACTGCATGGGGTGACTGACGTCACCACTAAATTCACCGCGAACCCAAGCGTCGCCCAAACGTTGGAAACCCGCATTCAGGAATCCAGCACCTTCCTCAGCGCCATCAACGTCTATGGCGTCCAGGAACAATCGGGTGAAAAGATTGGCATCGGCATCGACGGCACCATCGCCAGCACCACCGACACCACCGTCAAAGACCGCGAACCACGCGATCCAAGCGGCCTGGACGACCGTGGGTACACCTGCACCCAAACCAACTTCGATACCGGTCTGCGCTATCAGAAGCTGGACCAGTGGGCCAAGTTCAAGGACTTCCAGGCACGCATCCGCGACGCCATCATCAAAGCCCAGGCCCTCAACCGGATCATGATTGGCTGGAACGGCATCAGCCGCGCCGCGACATCCAACCCGGTCACCAACCCGCTGTTGCAGGACGTCAACATCGGCTGGCTTCAGAAGATGCGCCTGGAGAACCCTGCCCGGGTTCTGGATGAGGTGGTGGCCGGCAGCGGCAAAATCGAAATCGGCGCCGGCAAGGACTTCGAAAACATCGACGCCCTGGTCGTCAGCATGGTCAACGAGTTCATCGAGCCTTGGTATCAGGAGGACACCGAACTAGTGGTCATCTGCGGTCGCCAGCTGCTGGCCGACAAGTACTTCCCGATCATCAACAAGGTCCAGGCGCCGACCGAAATGCTGGCGGCCGACATCGTCACCAGTCAAAAACGGCTCGGCAACCTGCCGGCGGTTCGCGTGCCGCACTTCCCGGCCAACGGCCTGCTGGTGACCCGCCTGGATAACCTGTCGTTGTACTGGCAGGAAGGTACTCGCCGCCGCACCGTTGTGGACAACGCCAAGCGCGACCGCATCGAGAACTACGAATCGGTGAACGAAAGCTACGTCATCGAAGACCTGGGCTGCGCGGCCATGGCCGAAAACATTACCCTGAACTGAGGCGGCCATCATGAGCAACCCCTGCCGCCGCCACTTTGAACGTGTCACCGCCGCCATTGAGGCGGCAGCGACCGAGCCCACCCAAACCATGGCCGGCGCTACAGCCTACGAACACCAGCTCAACCAACTGTTGCAAGATCGCCTGCGCCTGAAACAGGTCCAGTCCAACCAGGGCAAGGCCGAACTCAAGCGCCAATTGCTGCCGAGTTACGAATCCTATGTGCAAGGTGTGCTGGAAGGCGGCCAGGGAGCGCAGGACGAGGTACTGACCACCGTCATGGTCTGGCGCTTCGACGCCGGCGACTTCACCGGTGGGCTCGACATCGCGACCTACGTGCTGGAACACAAGATGGTCATGCCCGACCGCTTCGCCCGCACCTTGGGCTGCCTGGTCGCCGAGGAAGTCGCCACGGCAGCATTCAAGGCTCAGAAGGTTGGCGAACCGTTCGACCTGGCAATCCTGCACCGCACCGCCGAACTCACCGACGCCGAAGACATGCCCGACCAGGCCCGTGCCAAGCTGTTTCTCGCCATGGGCCGCGCCACGCTGGAAGGCATCACCGAAGAGGCCCCAGGACAACCCGGCCAGCTTCAGGCCGGTGTGGATCTACTGAAAAAAGCCATCGCCCTGCATGACGCCTGCGGTGGCAAGAAAGATCTGGAGCGGGCCGAACGCCTGCTCAACAAACTTGCCGGCCCTGCCGGCTAACCGAGCGTCCCCACGCACCCCGCCGGCTCGGGGCGGATCGGCCAGGCCGCTCCTCCTGAACGTGAAGCCCCGACCACCGGCGACCTATTTTTGAGTGCTGTTCCATGAGTGGATTCGTAGCCAGCGGCCCCGTCGCCAGCGGCCATATCAACACCGACGCCTTCTGGCCCTCGATTGATCTCGACGAGCTGCGAGCCACCCTGCGGATCGATGCCAGCGTCACCGCGCCGCGTTTGGAAACCGCCGCCGTTGCCGCCGCCATCAGCGTCAACCGAGAGCTGAGCGGATGGCGCGCCATCCAGCAGGCCGCAGGCCATGCCGAACTGGCAGACGTTCCCGGCGAAAAAATTAACGACGTATCTGTCCTAGTACACCTCTACCGCCGCGCCATCGAAGCCGCCACCGGCGCCGAGGTGTGTGAGCGCTATCGCTCCTACGACAGCACCAACAGTGGCAACCAGAACGCCGAAGATCTCACGCCAAACATCGACGATTACCGCCGCGACCTGCGCTGGGCCGTGCGTGACTTCCTCGGCATCAACCGCACCACCGTAGAGCTGATCTGATGCCTGTCACCGTCCGAGCCTTTCAAAACGACACCGTTGACGCGTTGTGCTGGCGTCACTACGGCCGCACCGCTGGCGTAACCGAAGCGGTACTCGAAGCCAACCCCGGCCTGGCCGACTACGGACCGATCCTTCCCCAAGGCTTGGCCGTGCAGTTGCCCGAAGCCCAGACGGCTGCGCCACAGCGGCAAATGGTGAACCTATGGGACTGATCAACCTGCAACGAGCCCACGAACCCACCAACCCTGGATTACGGAATGAAGCGCATGCCTGAACGTCCCGACACCTGGGCCTGGCTCGCCGCCTGGCTCGAACAAAACTGGCCTGCCCTTTATGCGGGGATCCTGGGTCTGACCATCGCAGCGCTACGGATCATGTATGGCGGCGGCACCTTGCGGCGGATGGCCGTCGAGGCCCCCCTTTGTGGTGCCCTGGCACTGGCCGCCAGTCATGGCCTGGCGCTGCTCGGCATCCCCGTCTCAACCGCACCGTTCTTCGGTGGGGTAATCGGTTTGCTTGGGGTTGAGGGGACTCGCGCCGCTGCCAAGAAATTTTTCACTCGCAAGGTAGAACAGCTATGACGACGCTTCGCCACGGCGACCGCTCGCAAGCGGTGCGCATCCTGCAAAAGAACCTGAACGACCACGGCGCCGGGCTGGTGGTGGACGGCGACTATGGCGATTCCACTGAAGCGGCCGTAAGGGCATATCAGTTGAAAGTCGGTTTGGTCGCCGATGGCGTTGCCGGCGAAAAGACCCAGGCCAGTCTGGCCGGCGGAGACTGCCAGCTCCTGTTGAGAAACGAAGACCTGGTGCAGGCCGCACAGATCCTCGACGTACCGCTGGCTAGCGTCTATGCCGTCAACGAGGTTGAATCGAAGGGCAAAGGCTTTTTGGCGAACGGCAAGCCGGTGATTCTGTTCGAACGGCACATCATGTACCGCCAGCTCGCCACGCCGCGCCACGAAGGCGACAACTCCGGCGAACTCAAGCGCCACGCCGACCAACTGGCCGCCGCCAATCCCGCCATCGTCAACCCGAAGTCCGGCGGCTATGCCGGCGGCACTGCTGAGCATCAACGCCTGAGCCATGCGCGCCTGATCGACGACACCGCCGCGCTGGAATCCGCTTCCTGGGGCGCGTTCCAGATCATGGGCTTTCACTGGCAGCGCCTGGGCTATGCCAGTGTGCAAGCGCTGGTCGAGGACATGAGTGCAGGCGAGTCTCAACAGTTCGCCGCCTTCGTGCGTTTCATCCAGACCGACCCGGTGCTGCACAAGGCCTTGAAAGGCCGTAAATGGGCCGAATTCGCCAAGCTCTACAACGGCCCGGATTACCAGCGGAACCTGTACGACATCAAGCTTCTGCGCGCCTATGAGCGGCACGCTGAGTGCGGTTGCGGCCAGGCGGTGGCGGCATGATCGATCTGGAGGCGGTGCGCAAACTGGATGTCCAGGACGGCAACCTGTTGGTGGTGCCGGAAAATACTGAGCAAGCCGATATGGAGCTGCTGTGCGAAGCCCTGGCCTACATGACACCCGGTTGCCGGGTCGTCATCGTGCGAGGTCCGGTGGAGCTGAAGGACGTCGGCGACATGAACAAACTGGGCTGGTACCGCGCATGAGTACCCTGCGCCAGGCGCTGTACGGCATCGCCCTGCTGGGCGCCCTGGCATTGCTCATCTGGGGCCAGGAACAACGCATCACAGTGGCCGAGAAGAACACCGAACTGGCGGGGAAGGACATCAAAATCGCCCGCGATGAAGCTGACAGGCTGCGCGCCAATCTCAGCATCCTGCAAACCACCCTGAACGCCGAACGCGTTGCCCAAGCCGCCCTGCGGACCCAGCAGGATCAGCTGCGCCAGGGCCTGGCAAAGCGCGAGCAAACCATTGAGGCGCTGAAACGTGAAAACGAAGACCTTCGCAACTGGGCTGACCAGCCTTTGCCTGAGCTTGCTCGCCGGCTGCGCGAGCGCCCCGCCCTCACCGGCGCCGATGCTTATCGTCAGTGGTTGTCCGGCCGTGGTGCCCTGCACGCTGCCGGCGACAAGCCCACTCAATAACGGCGATCAGCTCACCGACCAGGACCGCGTCGAAGCCGCATGGGCTGAATGCGCCGGCCAGGTAGACATGGTGTTCAACCATCAGCAGGCGGCCCCATGAACAAACCCGAAAGCCTGCGGGCCCATCTGCTGAGCACAGTGGCCGAACTCAAGCACAACCCCGACCGGCTGCTGATCTTCATCGACAACGGCAAAATCCGCTGCACCGCGGCTGCCTCGCTGTCGTTCGAATACAGCTTTGATTTACAGGTCATCCTCACCGACTACGCCGGTCACCCCGACAGCGTCATGTTGCCGTTGCTGGGCTGGCTGAGCGTGAACCAGTCCGAGCTGCTGGAGAACTTGAACAAGTCCGCCGAGGGCATCCAGTTCGAAGCCGACATCCTGGACAACAGCAAGGTGGACCTGAGCCTGACACTGCCGCTGACCGAGCGTGTGGTTGTGGGGAAAGACGCCAACGGCAATACCACCGTCCACCATCCTGGCGAACCTAAGCAGGTGGCCGCGTTCCTGGACCCGGCGTGGATACCTGGCGCCCAAGGCACCGGCAGTGAATGGGTCGTGCCTCAATGACCAGCCGATTGGAAACGCTGGAGGATTGGGCGGCCGGCCTGCTGGGACAACTGGAACCGGCATCGCGCAACAAACTGGCCCGCATCATCGGCCAGGTCCTGCGGCGCAGCCAGCAACAGCGGATCATCGCCCAGCGCAACCCGGACGGCAGCAAATACGCGCCGCGAAAGCAGCGCAACCTGCGAGGGAAGCAAGGCCGAGTGAAACGGAAGGTGCAGATGTTTCAGAAGCTGCGCACCGCGAGTTTTTTGAAGGTTCAAGGTGATGGGAATGCCATAAGTGTCGGATTCACGGGACGAATCGCACGCATCGCCCGGGTGCACCAGTACGGTCTGAAAGATCGTGCTGAGCGCGGGGCACCCGATGTGAAATACGCGCAACGAGAAGTCTTGGGATTCACCGATTCCGACCTTGATATAATCAAGGATGGGTTGCTCACCCACTTCTTAGAGTTTTGAAATTATCTTTTATAAATATGATCAGGGTCTATTCGGTCCTCAAAGACCTGATGCAGCGTTGTTAGGTAGCAAGTACCAACACCTGTAAGAGTATAAGTGGTTTTTATCCGATGCTCTGTTTCCTGCTCAAGCATATTTGTAGTTCTGGATACAACTTCAATATCCCGCCTTGCCATCCTCTGCATAAAAAGGACATCACCGAGGCCGCCATCCAAAACGGCACCATTATGATACCCGTGTACAAAATTGAATATATCTGTCAACACCATGCTTTTCGTAAATACAATCTGATCCTGAAATTGCAAGTAGCTGATTTCCGATTTAACAAGCCGACGAAATACACCGCCAAAAATTTTGGCCTTTTGCTCGGAGTCTGCTCGCTCTATTATTTCAAGAAGCTCGTTTATAAACTGTTCGCTTTTTCCTTCAGCCTCTAGCACCACAGAAAACGCTTCTAGTTCTTCTTGCGTAAATTCCCCCGCAGCAGACACAAACTCTCGGACCTTTTCTCGAAATTTTTCCGCCCTGTAGTGCTTATACCCCCTAAACATTGCCAAAGCTGTAGAAACCACAGGAACTTCTTTTGCCACTTCATTATCGGTAAGGACGTCTAATAATGCTTCCACATAGTCTGTGATTGGCAGTTTGTTCGCCGTGTCTTTCGCCACGGTAGAAATTTTCTTCCCCACGAGTTCATTTTCCTTTGAGAGGGATGGCTGTTACACGAGCAGTATAAAGCTATCCCGATCTGTAAAGGTGGGTTCTACAAAGCGGTAATAATGCGCTCACGCACGCGTGGCGCCACCATCGGCGCCATGAACGACTTAGCCACCCTCGCCCGCCTGATCGAAAACCTCATCCGCTTCGGCACCATCGCTGCCGTCCAGATGCAACCCCCGCGTGTGCAGGTCAAAACCGGAACCCTGACCACTGCCTGGCTGCCGTGGATCGCACTGCGGGCGGGCGCCGACCGGGAGTGGAACCCACCGACTGTCAATGAACAGGTTCTGCTCTTCAGCCCCTCGGGCCAGCTCGGCAACGGCGTCGCCTTGACCGGGCTTTTCAGCGACCAGATCCCCGCCAACGGCGACCGCGAAGGCCTGCACCGCGTCACCTACCGCGACGGCACGGTGATCGAGTACGACAGCGTCGCTCACCACCTCAACGCCACGCTCACTGATGGCGGCACCACCAACCTGGTCAGCACCGGCGGCATCAACATCGTCGGCGACATCACGCATCAGGGCGATTACACCCAGACCGGCAACCAAAACGTCACCGGTAAGGTCACCGTCTCGGTAGACGTGGTGGCAGCCGGCATCAGCCTGGTAAAGCACCCGCACGGCGGTGTCATGCCTGGCAGCGGCAAGACGGGGAAACCGGAATGAATCGACACACCGGCGCCGCCATCACCACCGAGGAAAGCATCGCTCAATCCATGAGCGACATCCTCACCACGCGCATTGGTACCCGGGTCATGCGGCGCGAATACGGCAGCCTGTTGCCCGAACTGGTGGACCACCCGTTCAACGACATCACGCGCTTGCAGGTGTACGCGGCCACCGTCATGGCGCTGATGCGCTGGGAACCGCGTATCAGCCTGAGCCGCGTGCAGTTCCAGGGCGCCACGCTGCAAGGTCAATCCTCGTTGGATATCGAGGGCAGCATCGTCGATAGCAACGAGCCGCTGAGCCTGAGCGTGCCTCTAAATTTGGGGGGTAGTGCATGAACTCCTTCGTCGCGATTGACCTGGGCCAGCTCCCCGCGCCCGAGGTCGTTGAGCAGGTCGATTACGAGCAGATCCTCGCCGAGCGCAAGGCCTACGCCATCGGCCTCTGGCCGGTCGAGGAACAAGCCGAGATCGCTGCACGGCTTGAGCTGGAATCTGAGCCCCTGACCAAACTGCTCCAGGAGAACGCCTACCGCGAGACGGTGTGGCGCCAGCGCGTCAATGAGGCGTCCGTCGCCAACATGCTGGCCCTCGCCAAGGGCAGCGACCTGGAGAACCTGGCCGGCAACTTCAACGTCAAGCGCCTGATCGTCCAAGCCGCCAAGCCCTCGGCCGTGCCGCCGGTTCCGTTGCTGATGGAAAGCGACGACAGCCTGCGGGAGCGGGCCCAAATGGCGTGGGAAGGATTGAGCACCGCCGGTCCGCGCAACAGCTACATCTTTCATGCGCGCTCTGCCGACGGCCAGGTTGCCGACGCCACTGCCGAGAGTCCAGCCCCGGCCGAGGCGGTGGTGACGGTGCAATCGATTCTGGGTGACGGCACCGCCTCGCCCGCGCTGCTGGCAAAGGTCAGTGCCTACCTCAACGACGACGACCGCCGCCCTGTTGCGGATCGGCTCACCGTTCAAAGTGCCGAGGTCATCAACTACCAGGTCAAGGCCAAGCTGTTTCTCTCGACGTCCGGCCCTGAGAGCGAGTTGATTCTCGCGGCGGCCAATGCGCAGTTGCTGGCTTTCGTACACCAACGGCGCCGCCTGGGCTTGGAGGTTTCGGAATCGATTATCCACGCCTCGCTGCACGTTGAGGGCGTGCGCAAGGTCGTGCTGGAGAACTGGGCGGACATCGTTGCCACGAAGTACCAGGCTCCCTACTGCACGGCCGTCGATTTAGCGCTGGGGGTTGAATAATGGCTGACGCGCCCCTTCTCCCAAGCAATTCGACGTCGTTGGAGCGCCAAGCGGCGCAGGCACTGGCCCAGATCCAGCGTGTGCCGATTCCGTTGCGAACGCTGTACAGCCCCGACCTTTGCCCGCTGCCCCTTTTGCCCTACCTGGCCTGGGCCTTCTCCGTGGATCGCTGGGACAGCAAGTGGACCGAAGCGGCCAAGCGCGCCGCCATCCGCAGTGCGTATTACATCCATTCACGCAAGGGCACCATCGGCTCACTGCGCCGCGTCGTTGAACCGCTCGGCTACCTGATTGAAATCATCGAATGGTGGCAGACCGTTCCGGTCGGCCCTCGCGCCACCTTCAGGCTCAAGGTCGGCGTGCTCGACACCGGTATCACTGAAGAGATGTACCAGGAACTGACCTGGCTGATCGACGATGCCAAACCCCTGACACGCCACCTCACCGGGCTCGCCATCAGCCTGGAAACAACCGGATCAGTTCATATCGGCGCCTGCATTACCGAAGGTGACGAGATTGATATCTACCCACCCACACAGCGAGACATCGAGGTCACGGGCTACATCCGCCAGGGCGGCCGTGAACACCAGATCGACACCATGGACATCTACCCATGACAGACCAGAACAGTCAGTTTTTCGCCATCCTCACCGCCATCGGCAAAGCCAAACAGGCCAACGCGGACGCCCTGGGCGTTCCCTGGACGTTCGCACAGATGGGCGTCGGTGATGCCAACGACACCGATCCGATCCCCAACGAGCAACAGACGCACTTGATCAACGAGCGCCGCCGCGCCCCCTTGAATCAGCTCAACGTTGACCCAGCCAATCCCAATATCATCGTCGCCGAACAGGTCATCCCAGAGAACATCGGTGGCTGGTGGATTCGTGAGGTAGGTCTATATGACGCCGACGGGGACCTGGTCGCCGTGGCGAACTGCGCCCCAAGTTTCAAGCCGCTACTGACTCAAGGTTCAGGCCGTACCCAGGTGGTGCGGATGAATCTAATCGTCAGCAACACCGCTAACGTTGAATTGAAGATCGACCCGAGCGTCGTCCTGGCAACTCGCACCTATGTGGATTCGAAAATTCGTGAGGAGCTGTACAAGCTCGACAGTAAGCAGTCGGTGCGCGTAGCGACTACGGGAAACATCGCTTTGACCGGATTGCAGGTGGTCGATGGTGTGACGCTGCTGGCCGGCGACCGGGTGCTGGTGAAGAACCAGACGGCTGCCAAGGACAACGGCATCTACCTCGCGGCCGGATCTGCTTGGCAGCGCGCTCCAGATGCCGACAGCAGCGCTGAGGTGACATCGGCGCTGCTGGTTTCCGTGGAACAAGGCTCTAGCCAGGCCGATACCCGGTGGCAGCTGGTAACAGACGGGACGATTGTCCTGGGCACCACGGTATTGACGTTTCAAAACGTGACGCAGGGCTACGCACCGATCAATTCCCCCGCCCTGACTGGAACGCCTACGGCACCGACCGTGGCAGGTACCGACAACAGCACTCAGATCGCTACGTCGGCAGCAGTACGCGCCATCATGGCTCAGTTCGGGCTTGGCGCAGATGCTGCGAAGATTCCTTTGATTGCTGATTTTTCAAAAGATATCGCGCCGGGTTTATACCGGGCATTCACTCAGGGACATCCAGAAGCGTCAATCGGTGGGCCGCCGGAGAATAATGTAGCCGGCGGTACTTCAATGACGGTTCTGGTAAGCGGTGGCTACATTACGGCCAGCTATAAAACCTTCTTGGCGATTATCAATTTCAATGCATCCGGTCCGACGCGGGCCTATATCGGACACAAGGTTTCCGCCGGTGAGCCGCCGGTATGGAACGAAATTGCTCAAACCGTTCATCTGCCTTATCGCGCAAAAATATTGTTCAAAACTGCCGGGGTTTACCAGTGGACGGTGCCCGCGAACGTGTGGAAGGTATTCGTTGAAGTGCGTGGTGGTGGCGGTAGCGGTGCTTTTGGAACTTTAGAAACCGGCGCTGGCGGCGGTGGTGCAGGTGGATTTAGCAAGCGACTCGTGCCTGTCACGCCAGGCACCGTAATTACGGTAACCGTTGGTGCGGGAGGCGCTTCCGTAACCGCCGCCAGCACCAATGGTAATCCGGGAGGTACCTCTTCTTTCGGTCCCCATAGTTCGGCAACAGGTGGCGCGGGGGGCTTGGTCACCGGGGGCGCGGGAGGTGGATACGGCTCCGGTGGTGACTTCAACGGCATGCTGGGCTCAGGCAACCCACCTGTACGTAACTCAGCGGGTACTGGCGCGAACGGTGGCGCGGGCGGCGGCGGGGAGAGCATTTCCGCAGCCGTTGACACCACCCAGTTGACGCAACCCGGAATGGGCGGGGGCGGTCGCGTCGGTAATCGTTCGCAGGCGGGTGCCGATGGCTGTGTCTTCATCACTTATTAAGGGGAACCGTATGTTCTGGGCAAGAACTGAAAATGGAACGGTGTTTGAAATCACTACGATCGATCCCGAAGATCGCTTTCATCCTGATCTTATATGGCAAGCCTGCCCCTCTGACGTAGAACCTGGATGGACTGTAGATGATGGTCAATTCACCCCGCCGCCAGCGGGCCCCACGCTCGACCAGGTCGATGCTGAGCGGGTATGGCGTAACTCTGAGTTGCAAGCCACTGAATGGCTAGTCACACGCCACCGAGATGAGCAGGATTTGAACCGCGCCCCTTCCCTGACAGCGGAGCAATTTTCAGAACTGCTCACCTATCGCCAGGCGCTTCGGGACTGGCCTCAGACAGGGGAATTCCCAGGTGCTGAGTTTCGACCAACCGCACCTTCATGGATCGCTGAGCAGACCCAATAAGACCCGCTTTTCTCTTTGTAACCCCCTCCCCTACAAGCCCCCGCGCTCGCCCAACCGGCGCGCGCGCGGCAGCCTGTGCACTGTCATCCCAATCACTGCGCAGGCAAACCCATGGCCGATTATCTTCACGGCGTGCGGGTCATCGAACTCAACGACGGCACCCGCCCCATTCGCACCATCCCCACCGCTGTTATCGGCATGGTCTGCACGGCCGACGACGCTGATGCCACCGCGTTCCCGTTCGACACACCGGTACTGCTGACCAACGTCCAAACCGCCATCGGCAAAGCCGGCACAACGGGCACCCTGGCGAAGAGTCTTCAGGCCATCGCCGACCAGACCAAGCCCTACACCATCGTCGTGCGGGTGAAAGAAGGCGAGACCGAGGCAGAAACCACCAGCGCCCTGATCGGCACCACCACGGCCGAGGGCAAATACACCGGCATGAAAGCCCTGCTCGCTGCCAAGGCCCGCGTTGGCATGGTGCCGCGCATCCTGGGTGTGCCAGGCCTCGACAGCCTGCCGGTTGCCACCGCCCTGGTCACCATCGCTCAGCAGTTGCGCGGCTTCGCCTACGTTAGCGCCTGGGGCTGTAAAACCAAGGAGGAGGTGGTCGCCTACCGTGACAACTTCGGCGCTCGCGAAGCCATGGTCATCTGGCCGGAATTCCAGAACTGGAGCACCGTTACCAACGCGACCGTCACCGCCTCGGCCGTGGCCCGGGCATTGGGCCTGCGCGCCAAGATCGATCAGGACGTGGGCTGGCACAAGACGCTGTCCAACGTCGAGGTCAACGGCGTCACCGGCATCAGCGCCGACGTGTTCTGGGATCTGCAAAATCCGGCGACTGACGCCAACTACCTCAACAGTAACGAAGTCACCACGCTCATCAATGAGGGCGGCTTCCGCTTCTGGGGCAGCCGCACCACCAGCGAAGACCCGCTGTTTGCCTTCGAAAACTACACCCGTACCGCGCAGATCCTGGCCGACACCATGGCCGAGGCGCACATGTGGGCTGTGGACAAGCCACTGCATGCCTCCCTGGTGCGCGACATCATCGAAGGGGTCAACGCGAAGTTCCGCGAAATGATCGCGGCGGGCTACCTGATCGGCGGCAAGTGCTGGTATCCGGAAGATGCCAACGATAAGGACACGCTCAAGGCCGGCAAGCTGTTCTTGGACTACGACTACACGCCGGTGCCACCGCTGGAAGACCTCACGCTGCGGCAACGCATCACCGACCGCTACCTGATCGACTTCGCCAGCAAGATCAACAGCTAACCAGGGCCTCCCCGCAAGGGGAGCTGTCCCCGCGTCAGCGCAACGGAGAACACCACCATGGCTATGCCCAGCAAGCTCAAGAACCTCAATCTTTTCAACGATGCCAACAGCTACCTCGGCGTAGTCAAATCCGTCACCTTGCCGCCGCTCGGTCGCAAGATGGAAGCCTATCGTGGCGGCGGCATGAACGGCCCGGTCAAGGCCGACATGGGCTTCTCGGACGACGGAATCCAGTTCGAATGGAAGACCGGCGGCCTGGATCTTATCGCCCTCAAACAGTTCGGCGCCGTCAATGCCTCGGGTATTGCCTTGCGCTTTACCGGCGCGTTCCAACAGGACGACACCGAGGAGGTCAGTGCCGTGGAGGTAGTCATGCGCGGTCGGCACGAGACCATCGAAATGGGCGATGCGCAGCCGGGCGAAGACACCGAGCACAGCATCACCACCACCTGCACCTATTACAAATTGATCGTCGATAACGAGGAAATCATCGAAATCGACTTGCTCAATTTCATCGAAATCGTCAATGGCGTGGACATGCTGGCAGAGCAGCGCAAAGCCCTCGGCATCTGACCACTCTCGCCCTGCCCCAGGGCGGTTAACCATGCAATCTGGAGCCCCGTATGAAACCTGAAGAAACCCTCGAAAGCCTGCCGCCGGTTGACGACAACACCGTCACCCTGGACACCCCGATCAACCGTGGCAAGACCGTCATCGACAGCATCACCCTGCGCAAACCGCAATCCGGCGAGCTGCGCGGTGTGCAACTGGTGGACCTGCTGAATATGGACGTCGCCACCCTCATCAAGATCCTGCCGCGCATCAGTGCACCAGGTATCACCGCGCCGGAAGTCGCCAGCATGGACCCGGCCGACCTGCTCGCCTGTGGCAGCAAGATCTCCGGTTTTTTGTTGCAGAAGTCGGTGAAGACGGACGCGTCCCTCGTTGCGTAGAAGACGCCATGGCCGACTTGGCCGTGGTTTTCCATTGGGCACCAGCTGACATGGACCAGCTGGGCCTGCAAGAACTGATGGAGTGGCGCGAGCGCGCCCGGGTGCGGAGTTCCACCGATGGCGAATGACTTAAAACTTCAGGTATTGCTCAACGCCATCGACAAGGCGAGCGGCCCCCTGAAGGCTATCAACAACGGCAGCATCGGTGCCGCACGCGCCCTCAAGGAAGCCCGCGACCGCCTCAAGGAACTCAACACCCAACAGAAGGACGTCAGCGCCTGGCGCACCCAGCGCGCTGCCGCCGAGCAAACCGAACAAGCCCTCGTCGCTGCCCGCGATAAAGTACGGGCGCTGTCCCAGCAGTTCGCTGCCACCGGTGCGCCGACCAAGGCGATGACCAAGGACTTTCGGGCAGCCGTTCGCGAAGCGCAGAAGCTCAAGGAACAACATCAACAGCAGGGCGAACAGCTCCAGGTGCTGCGCAGCAAACTGCAAGGCGCCGGCATCAGCACCAAGAACCTCAGCAGTCACGAACGCCAGCTGCGCGAGCAAATCAGCGCCACCAACGCCAGCATCAGCGAACAGGGCAAACGCCTGGTCGCGTTGAATGCTCAGCAAAAGCGCCTTGCCATCGAGCGTGCCAAGCTGGAGAAAACCCAGAACCTCGCCGGTAACATGGCTATGAACGGTGCCGCCGGCCTGGGTGTGGGATATGCCGCGAGTCGGCCGGTGGCTAAAGCCATCGGTGCCTTTGCGCCGAACGAAGACTCAGCCACGCAACTCAAGGTTTCGATGATGGACGGCACCGGCAAGGTGTCGGAGGACTTCCAGAAAATCACCGACCTGGCGACCAAGCTGGGCGACCGCCTACCTGGTACCACGGCCGACTTCCAGGAAATGATGACCATGCTGCGCCGCCAGGGCCTGAGCGCGAAAAGCATCCTCGGCGGCACTGGCGAAGCGGCCGCGTACCTGGGCGTTCAGTTGCAGATGCCCGTAACCGCCGCAGCTGAATTTGCGGCGAAGATGCAGGACGCCACCCGAACATCTGAGAAAGACATGATGGCGCTGATGGACATCATCCAGCGTGGGTTCTACTCAGGTGTGCAGCCCACCAACATGCTCCAGGGCTTCAGCAAAATCGCGCCGGTCATGGACACCATCAAAAAATCGGGCATCGACGCCGCTGCCGAGCTGGCCCCGCTGCTGATCATGATGGACCAAGCCGGTATGGACGGCGGCGCGTCCGGTAACGCCTTTCGAAAGATCTTCCAGGCTGGCCTGGACAAGGACGGGGTCAAGGACGTCAACAAGATCATGGAGCTGGAAGGCAAGCCCATCCGCTTCAAATTTACCGACGACAAGGGCAACTTCGCCGGCCTGGAAAATCTGTTCGCTCAGGTCGAAAAACTCAAGACCCTGAACGACGAAGACCGCACCGCTACGATCAAGGATCTGTTCGGTGACGACTCCGAAACCATGACCACCTTGAACACCATGATGAGCAAGGGGCTCGACGGATACCGGGAAATTCAGCAGAAGCTGCAAAACCAGGCCGACCTGCGCAAGCGCGTCAACGAACAGCTCGGTACCCTCACCAACGTCATGGAAGCCGCTCAAGGCAGTTGGACCAACGCCATGGCCGAGTTCGGCGCCGCCGTGGCGCCTGAGCTGAAAGAGGTAATCCAAACCTTGGGAGAGGTCGCCAATAACGTCGGCGCCTGGGCTCGCGAGAATCCCAAGCTGGCTGGCGGTCTGGTCAAAGTCGTAGCGGCGGTGGCCGGCCTGGCCTTCGTATTCGGTGGCCTGGCATTGACGATGGCGAGCCTTCTCGGCCCATTCGCCATGGTGCGGTACGGCATGGGCATGTTTGGCATTCGCCTGGGCATTGTTAAGGCCCAGCTGATCGGCACGCGCACCGCAGCAGCAGGCGCCGGTACCAACATCGGCAGGCTTGGGAAAGTCTGGCGGTCTTTGGTCGCGACACGCTCGGCGGGCGGCTTGCTCAGTGCGTTACCCGCATTTGTCAGCAGCGCACGCCTGGCTGCCGCCAGCGTGCTGCCGATGCTCGGCGGCGCGATCAGTGCGGTCGGTACCGCCATTATGGCGACGCCCATCGGCTGGCTGCTGGCGGCCATCGCGGCCCTGGTTGCCGCTGGTGTCCTGGTCTACAAGTATTGGAACCCCATCAAGGGTTTCTTTCTCGGTTTCTGGCAAGGCCTGGTCGGTGCACTACAACCAGTCCTGGATAGTTTCGCGGGGCTCGGCCAATCGCTGCTGAACCTGGGCCAGGCCGTCATGACGCTGCCAGGTGTCGGCGCGGCCATGGAACTTCTGGGCAGCATCGCACGCCCCCTGTTCAGTCTAATATCAGATGGCGTCAGCAGCCTGATCACCTGGTTCGGCCAGCTACTTGCGCCCGTCGAAGACGTCGGTGGCGCCGCTCAGTCAATGGGCGAGCGTTTCGGTGCCGTCATCGGCAATATGCTCAGCCTTTTGTTAGGCCTGCCTACACAGTTCGCTGAACTGGGTACGCAGATGATTCAAGGCCTGGCAAATGGCATCACCAACAGCCTGGCCGTAGCCAAGGAGGCCATCACCGGGGCAGGCGATGCGGTGATTGGTTGGTTCAAGGAAAAGCTCGACATCCACAGCCCCTCCCGTGTGTTCGCGGAGCTGGGCGGCTTCACCATGGCCGGCCTGGCCCAGGGTCTTGAGGGCAGTCAAAACGGGCCGCTGAGCGCCATGACCAGCCTGAGCAAACAACTCACGGCAGCCGGCACACTGGCCCTCGGTGCAACCGCCATGCCTCTGGCTGCCATGCCGTTGCCGCAATTCCCGGACGTGGCTGCCGCTGCCTCCTCGCTGTCGATCGATAACCGCGCACCCATCAGCCCTGCCCCGGCGCCGGTCCATGACAGCCACGACACCTACGAAATCAACATCCACACCACGCCAGGCATGGACGCCCAGGCGATCAGCCGCGCCGTGCGGGCCGAGCTGGCGCGCATCGCCAGCGAAAAAGCCGCCCGCCAACGCAGCAAACTGTCAGATCTGGAGTAACCCACCATGATGCTTGCCTTGGGTATGTTCGTGTTCAGCCTGTCCACCGCCGCTTACCAGGAGCTGCAACGCCAAACCGAGTGGCGACATGCGAGCAACAGCCGTGTCGGTGCCGCTCCGGCTCGGCAGTTTGTCGGGCGCGGCGACGACACCATCACCCTGCCCGGCGTCATCCTGCCGGAGCTGGCCGGCAGTGCCCTTAGCCTCGACGCCCTGCGCCTGATGGCGAACACCGGCAAGGCCTGGCCGATGGTCGAAGGCAGCGGCCGGATCTACGGCCTGTGGATTATCGATGGTCTGAGCGAAACCAAAACGCTGTTCTTCCGTGACGGTACGCCTCGGCGCATTGAATTCACGGTCAACCTCAAACGCATCGATGACGACCGGATCGATCTGCTCGGCGCCGGTACAAGCGCAGGTGTCAACATCTTGAGGGCGCTGCTGTGATTGATGCAGCCCTGTCCAAGGTTACCGGCTACGTCGAAGACCTGGTCGAGCGCTACCGCCGCGATGCAGCCTATCCGGTGCCGGCGTTTCGTATCACGGTCGAGGGCAACGACATCGCCCAGTTGATCAGCCCGCGGCTGATGAGCCTGGAGCTGACCGACAATCGCGGGATCGAGGCCGACCAGCTCAGCATCACCCTCAGCGACCACGACGGGCTGCTGGCGATCCCGCCCAAAGGCGCGACCATCCGACTGTGGCTGGGTTGGAGCGATACAGGCCTGGTGGACAAAGGCACCTACACCGTCGATGAAACCGAACACAGCGGCGCGCCGGATGTATTGAGCATCCGCGCCCGCTCGGCGGATCTTCGCAAAGGCCTGAAGACCAAGCGCGAGCGTAGCTGGAGCAACACCACCCTCGGCGACGTCCTGGGCGATATCGCCTTGGGCAACGGCCTCACCGCCACCATTGCCGGCGCCCTGGACGGATTGCCCATCCTTCAGCTGGACCAGGCCAACGAATCCGACGCCAACCTGATCAGCCGCGTGGGGGAAGAGTTCGATGCCGTGGTCACCGTCAAGGCCGGCTGCCTGCTGTGCCTGCCGGCGGGCGGCGGCAAGACGGCCACCGGCGCCGAGCTGCCGCATATCACCCTCACCCGCGCCGACGGCGACCAACACCGCTATCTGCAAGCCGACCGCGACAGCTACGACGGTGTACGCGCCTATTTCTACGACGTGAACAGTGCGAAGAAACAGGAGGCCATCGCCGGTGCTGGTGAAAACCTCAAAGACCTACGCCACACCTTCAGCGACCGCCAGTCCGCCCTGCGCGCTGCCCGGGCGGAATTCAACCGCCTGCAACGTGGCAGTGCGACGCTCAGCTACACCCTCGCCCGGGGTCGGCCTGACCTTATTCCCGAACTGACCTACACGCTCCAGGGCGTGAAGCCGGAGATTGACGAGATCATCTGGTACGGCGGTAACGTGCAGCACACCCTCAGCCCGGACAATGGATACACCGTCAGCCTGGAGCTGGAGAGCAAGTTGCCCGAGGATACGGTTGAGGGATTGGCGGAGGAAAACAAAGGGGATTACACAGGGATCATCGCGTACTACCGCGACAAGAAAACCGGGAAGGAGAAGACGGTGACTGCGGGCGATCAGAGCAAGCCGAAGCGGTTGCGGTGGTTGTATGCTAGTGAGAAGACGGCGAAGCGAGCTGTAGACAGAGAGTTCAAACGCCTACAGGACAGTTAATTTTTTTTCTCCTTATCTTTAGCTTTGTCTTGACTGGCATACATCTCAAACCACGATGTAGCTCTAAATATTGCGAAAACCGCGCTAAATATTTGAACCATCGAGTACATAAAAATAAAATACCCTATAAACCATGCAATTCGATTTAGGACAAATATCACCTCATAGTAGGCTGGAGGCATCCCCTCAACGTAGAACGAAGCAGACTTCACCGTCAAGGCAACTAGAACTGCAATAGCCTGAGTTATAATAAAATGAGCAAATGCCGAAACCAAGGTCATAAAGGGCGAAACCTTGTTGTCATCTGCACCCGCCAGAAATCGACTAAAGCCAGAATCCATCCCTAAAAAAACTGCCAAACCAGCGAGAGTAAAACCCAGAATAGTCGGAACGCTAGCAATAACGACATCCCACCAACCAGAATGAGACCAAGCTCCAAAATTTACAATCGTGAGTACCAACGCAATATAAAAATAGGTAGAACTGAACAAGGCAGCGCTACCACCGTACATGGTCCAATATTTACTCCATATAGACCTAACCCCCTTAAAATCATCCCTTAGCTTCTTTATCAATTTAGGCTACCTAGTAATTTCCCGATGAATCTCGACTACCTTATCATAAAGAGCATCAAATTCAGACGTTAAATTTGGATTATATCTTGCTGTCTCATGTAGCGGCATATCTTTCGTCGAAAGATATTTCTTTAATCCATCACTATCTTTGCCTTCTACAGCGACGTACCCATTGTCATTAGCCACGGAAGCCAACGCCTTCAAATACTCATCGGGCTTCAGCCCTTCATTGCTTGCCTCCATAAACTCTATTTTTTCAGTCCGTGCATTTAATCTGTTCAGTCGCTTAAGAATCTCTGCCTCCATGTCATCCAAATCATCAGGGTTTGGCCGATCAATTTCCATTTTCATTATTGAGATCCGCTTCAGGTTCAGGAGTTCACCTAACCCGCTAGGATCAGGCTGAACCGTGACGCTTAGCGCCCCAAAGTCTGCGAACTCATCGTTAGTGAACACCTTTTCAAAAAAACGTTTTACTAATCCGGGAGACAAACTGTGGTGCGGTTTGGAACTTACAAAATAAAATCTGTGACCCTTAGGAAAGAATATGTACTGAAACCGTTTGAAATGCGGCTTTAGATTATCAGGAATGCTTATTTCCGCTACTTCGTCCTCCGTAGCCGCATCCATATTCTCTGTATTAAACCATGGGGCGGCGGAGTCAAGCTTTAGAAATTTATATATATCTCCTCTAACACCTGCGAGTGGATCGCTTGGATCCAGATAACGGCACGACCCTAAAAGCACTGCATTATCACCATGCACTAGAGCACTTAATCTGTAGCGGGCCAATTTTTGCAACATTTCAATGTATTTTTCAGGCGTGTGCGGTTGCAAGACTATATTTAGCGCACCGATATGAATTGCAGATGATCTGACTCGAGCCATGCCCTACCCCTCACAGTAAATGATTCTAAAAATTACTTGAATGTTAACAAGCAGCTATTTAGCACGCACGAGCCGCTAACGATAATAGAATTTGGATAAGCGCGCCCTTTGTATGACTCACCCGCCAAAACGCGCTCAACCTCAACTCCGTCTCCTTGCGTTAAAACCGCAACAGCACGTTTAGCTAGTTCTTTTGCCTGATCACTTCTAGATTGGTTCTGCTCTTCTTTTGAACCAATCCAAGCTACGTTGATACGATCACATTTAAACTCAAGCTTCATATCGAAAACTTTGTCGCCGAAGGTATACCGAGTGGTCACGCAGCCGGGCGAGTCTTCTTCCTGGACTTGTTTAAGAATGGGAGAGTTTATGGCTTTTATGACGGCTGGTTCGTCAATAACACGGACATCAGCAAACGCCAGAGGCTGGGCAATGAAAAATAGAGAAGCAGCGACAAGCGTTGCTTTGGACATGGATCACATCCTTATGCTGATTGCGAGGTAGCGCCGGTAGGCATGCTCGCCGGTCCTGTAACCGGGCCTTAGCGAGGTGGATCATCGGCGTCCCTGACTTAATGATCCGTTCTTAATGGGTACAGATTATGCTGGCCGTTTGGTATCGGCAAGGGCTTCAGTCAAATCCTTGAGGCGCTGCTCGACATCCATTAATCGTTTCTTCTCTTCAGCAGCGCTTTGTATCTCCCGCTTGCCCGCCTCCCCAAGCGAGCGAAACAGTTCAAGGATGGCCTCCTCCTGCTTGTTTGCAGCCTGGGCCTGGGCAACCTCACCCCTCGCGTCATGAAACATCGGGCCCTCACCGGTCAACAGCCAATCAACACTTATACCCAAATGAGTGCGCAAGGCCGACATGGCCTTTGCGTTGGGTTCTCTCTCGTCCAGAAGGTAGTTCTGGAGCGTCCTGTAGGGGATGCCAATGATGTCGGCAGCCTGCTTTATGGACAGGCCTTTGGCATCAAGAACGCTGCGAAGACGCTCAGATATACTCATTTTTTCATATGATCCGGTTGACGCACTCATTTTGGTGCGTATACTGCGAACAAACAGGTACATCTTAACCAACTAGGAACACATCAACCATGAGCCAAGCCATGGAAAAGCGCCAGATTCAGGCGCGACTGATCGAGCACGGCAGCAATTTCCGCCAGTTCGCGATCAGTCACGGCTACGAGCCACGCACGGTGACTCAGGTAGTCCAGCGCTGGGCCGGTCACGACACGCTACCCCGGGGACGATTGTCGTTCCGCATTCTGCGTGATCTCTCCAAGGTGATTGGCAGGGAGGTCCTACCCGGAATCCTGGCGGATTCAAACGAGCAAACAGAATGCAAGGCTGTATGAAATGACTGTAGGGCCGATGGCGCCAGGGAGAAACCAGAAGATGAAACGCCCACTACTAGCGACCAAGCGCCAGGTGATGAGCGCAGTCATTTGCGCTTACCCCGGCGGACGCGAATGCGCAGCTGCCCGGCTTGGCTATGAACTCAAAAAGTTCGATAACCATGTATACGAAAACGCCGGCAGCCGCCCTCTCAGCGACGAGCAAATTCATTTGCTCGAGCAGGACGCCGGCACTACCCACCTACCTGAATACATCGCAGCCATGTATGGCGGCATGTTCGTACCGCTTGCTAAACCCGAGACGCTGGACAACATCGACCTGTACAGCCGCTCGGTACATGCCGCTGCGAAGCGTGGTTACGTCGATCAGATCATCGCGAAGGCACTGGAGGATGGGGTAGTTGAGCCAGGCGAGGCTGCGGCGATTCTCGGCGCTCACAATCGCTACATGGCTGCGCGCCACTCCGAAGTGCTTGCCACCATCCAGTTGCACAGCAAGGAGCGCAAGCATTGAGCACTTACAAGCTGGTCTGCCCTCACTGCCTCGGCCGCATGCGTATCCGCACCAGCGAAGGCACACACATTTTCCTGCGGGTGGCCTACCTGCAATGCACCAACGAGGCCTGCGGCTGGTCAGTGCGGGCTGAGTTCGAAATGACTCATGAAATGAGCCCCAGCGGCATGGCTAACCCCTCCGTGAAGTTGCCCGTCGCCGACATTGCCCTGCGCCGTGCCGCGATGAGGTCCGCCAACGATCAACCCGACCTGCTCGACCAAATGGAAATGGAGTGTGCGCAATGAACCATGAAGAGCTTGACCACGACTACCGCAGCAGCATGCAACGAGTGGCGTTCGCCTACCTGCAACGGCACGAAGCGCAGCACCTGGTGGATTCTGATCTGTTGTACGAAAACTGCGTTCGGCACATGACCACCGCGTTGGAAGTGCCGGTGTTCATGGCGCAGAAGCTGGTGCACAACGCCTGGACCGAATTGCAGGTCATCAACCAGCGCAAGTGGATCGACGTGGACTGGGGCAACAGCCCAGGCAGCACTGTCGTCCACCTGATCGATACCCGGGCCGACCTTCGGTACCCGGTTCCAGCAAGGCTGCTGCCGCAGACCCTGCTCGCCCAGCGCGATGACGCGCTGAAGCAACACCCTCAGTAACCCCCGTTTAAACAACCCGCCCTGCCCCGCTTCCCGTGGGTTTGGGTGAGCTTTGCCCGAAATCCGAGGTGGACCATGCAAATCGACGTCGCCATCACCGCAAAACTGCCACGCGAAGAGGCCGAAGCGCTGCTCCAAGCGCTACGGAGCCAGTACGCCCAGCAGTTCAACGAGCATTGGTACGACGACCGTTTTCGCAGGATCCCCGAGGGTTTGCGGCATGGCTCGTTGCTCGCGGCCTTCCCGGTGATGTCCGCGCAAAAACGCCTGATTGGCGCCCTTAAATACAGTCTCGGCGAAGTGAAGTAAGACCCGATGAATAAGCGACTCGACATTTCCCATGGCTCAAAAACTTATGTACGTAAGCCCATGGAACACAAGCTGCGCGCTGATGTGCTTCAGCGCCTTGAGTCCGATTACGGCCTGCAACACATGGTTGGCACGAATTACATGCGCAAGGGCACTTGCCCTCAGTGCAACCAGAAGCGCTTGTTTTCTCGCCATGATGAACCATGGTTTATTCGCTGCGGCCGTGAGGACAAGTGCCGATACCAGGCTCCAGTCAAGGAGCTTTACCCCGACCTTTTTGACGACTGGAGCAAGCGAGCGCCAGCCACCAACGATGAGCCGACAGCAACCGCAAAGGCATATCTCACCTTTGCTCGCGGCTTTCGGCTGGAGCTGATTGAGGGCTGGTACACCCAGGAAAGTTACTTTGACCGCGACCTGAATATTGGCTCGGCCACGGTGAGATTCCCCCTGGAGCATGGCGGGTACTGGGAGCGCTTGATCGACCAGCCCTCACGCTTCGGCAAGAAGAAGGCTCGCTTCCAACCCAAGCAAAGCTACAAGGGCTACTGGTGGTGTCCACCTTGTATCGATGTACTCCAGGTTGATGAACTGTGGATTGTCGAGGGCATTTTCGATGCCATCGCGCTCATTCATAACGGCATTTCCGCTGTTGCAGCGTTGTCCTCCAACGCTTTTCCTGAGGAATCGTTGAAGGCCTTGATAGCGGACTGTGAGGGGAAGCCGCCGAAGTTGGTCTGGGCCCTGGATAACGAGCCTGGCGCGCAGAAGTACACTAAATCGTGGGTCAGGCAGGCTCGCGAGCTGGGCTTCGTCTGCGAGGCCGCGCAGATCCCACAACCAGATGCTCGAAAGGTCGATTGGAACGATCTGCATCAACGCTGGGCGTTTCTGGACGGTGACGAGGCTCGTGCCCAGCGGATCGACAAAGACCTCAAAGAAGCCAAGCACCAGGGCGCTCTGCTGATCGCCGAGAGCGCCACCGATAAAGCATTGCTCATGTACCAGTGGCGGGAACGGGAGGAGTTTCACTTCTGTTTTGACTCCCGCTTGTACTGGTGGAAGTTGGATATTTCCAAGTTCAACAGCGCCAAACAGGCGCTCGATGACAGCGACAAAAAAGAAGACCAACTACTCAACGAAAAGGCCATTCGCGAAAAGGCACTGCGCATGTCTGGCTGCGTGGTCGAGATCGCGAATTGCTACCCCAAGGCACTGTATTTCCAGCGCAACGAGATAACCGACGAGTCCTGGTATTTCTTCCGCGTCGATTTCCCGCACGACGGCGGCTCCGTGAAAAACACCTTCACCGGCGGCCAGGTCGCTGCTGCCAGTGAGTTCAAGAAAAGGCTTCTTGGCATGGGCGCCGGGGCGGTATTCACCGGCAGTGGACAGCAGCTGGACAAGATCATGAAAGACCAACTGTTTGGCATTAAAACCGTCCAGACCATCGACTACGTCGGCTACAGCCGGGAATACGGCTGCTACGTGTTCAACGATGTGGCCGTTCGCGAAGGGCAACTGATCACAATCAACGAAGAAGAGTTTTTCGAGATGGGCAAGCTGAAACTCAAGAGTTTGCAGAAGGGAGTGAAGATTCAACTTACCAAGGATTCGAAAAACTACGACCCGCGCTGGCTAGATCTACTGTGGCAATGCTTCGGTACCCAGGGCATCGTCGCCCTGACGTTCTGGTTCGGCTCACTGTTTGCTGAGCAAATCCGTCATCGTTACCAGTCGTTCCCCTTCCTTGAGGCCACCGGTGAAGCCGGTGCCGGCAAGACGACCTTGCTGACATTGTTATGGAAACTACTCGGCCGTGATGGGTATGAGGGCTTCGACCCGTCCAAATCCACCAAGGCCGGCCGCAGCCGCTTGATGGGTCAGGTGTCTGGCATGCCTATTGTGTTGCTGGAATCCGACCGAAGCGGCGAAGACAAGGCACACACCAAAACTTTCGAATGGGATGAGCTGAAGGATTATTACGGCGGCGGCACCCTAGCGACCAAAGGGGTTAAAACCGCCGGCAACGAGACGTATGAGCCCCCGTTTCGGGGAACGATCGCCATCAGCCAGAACGCGCCGGTGGTGGCCTCCGAAGCGATCATGACCCGGATCGTCAAGCTGCACTTCGTGCGGCCGAACGTGACCCCAGAGAGCCGCGCAGCTGCGGACTTACTCAACGCCTTGGAAGGCGCGACGCTGAGCAACTTCGTGTTGCAGGCCGTGCGCAAAGAAGCCGAGGTCATGGATCTGTTTGCACAGCGCCTGCCCGGCTACGAAGCGAAACTGCGCTGCCTGCACTCGCACTGCTTCGCTTGCGACACTCCTTTCAAAGACGAGCAAAGCGACTGCGTACATTGCGGCAACAAGCTGCGCGGCTACATCCGTGTCGAGCGGATCAACAAGAACCACGCCCAACTGCTCGCATTGCTCGACTGCCTGCGGATGGTGGTTTCGCTCACCGATGCGCAGATCAGCAACACCCGCACCCAGATTATTCGCATGGCGATAGAGCGCCAGGCCTCCATCAGTTCCGATCATCCGGTCGTGGCCGAATTTTGGGAGGTGTACGAGTACCTGGAAGGCCTCGACGCCGATGGGCCCGTGGTCAACCACAGCAAGAAAGACAACATCATCGCCATCAACCTCAACGACTTCGTGAAGTGCGCCGCAGAGCATCGCCAGAAAATTGCCGATGTCAGCGAGCTGCGCGAGCGGCTGAAGGACTCCCGCTCTCGAAAGCTGATCGACATCAACAAGGCGACGGATAGCGCGGTGCGGGCCCACCAGGCCAAGCACAGCAACGCAGTCATCACCAAGCAGCCCATCGTGAAGTGCTGGCACTTCCAGGCCTGACCAATCGACAGCAACACACACCAGGCGCGGCAACGCCTGCCACTCAAGGAGAAGCACCATGCACAACAAAACGCTCAAAGATTCCTTTGACGAGTTGTTCCAGTACCAGGCCGAACGTCCGGCCATCCGCAAAGCCGGCGTCGAGGCGCTGGTTCGCTTGCTGCCGGTCGCGCAGCGCGACACAGGTCAAAGCGGGGTAATCGGGCGTTTTCTGCTCGGGTTGTACAACGGCCCGGCACATCCGTTTGACCTGACCGAGCTGCGCCGTCTCGACGCAGGCCTGTTCGACGACTGCATTGCAGTCCTGCGGCTGGATAACAGCCCCGAGCAAGAGGTTCACACCTATTTCCCCGACGGCGATGAGATCTGGCAGGACCTGCGTAGGGTCTGGGCATGAAGTGGGCACCGAAACGCAACCGAGACGGGCAAGTGCAACAGAACTGTTGGATTACCGATAGCAGCTACACCGTGGCCGAGTGCCGGTTGCCTGAAGCGCGGTACCCGATCACTCGCCCAGGCGGCGAACTGCCTTTCGCGTATGCGAAGGACCGGGACGAAGTCATAGCGATCATCAAGCAAGACCAGGCCAGAACGGCCTGAAAAGACGGTGCCGGGGAGCGGCAACTCCCCGACACCTACCACCAAAGGAGAAGCACCATGCAAGTGAATCAAACCCAAGGTAGCGCCGCAGAGGCTACCACAACCCCGCTGGGTATCGGCGACACGGTCAGCTACGTGGCAATCAGTGGCGGCGGTCGCAACTATCGCTTCAGTGCTCGCAAAGCTGTGATTGAAGAGATCAACGGCGACGTAGCCACACTGCGTAGCGCCAATGGCCGCACCACCACCCAGCCGCTGAGCAAATTGACACCGGACGGCCAGCCCAACGCCCTGACGCGCATCCTCATGGGAGGGCAGTAATTATGTCTGTCAGCCCAGCGAGGACACGGCCAGCCATGGCAAGTCAACGCCTCGACCTGCCCAGCCGCTGCGATATCTGTGGCAAAGCACGCTCCACACGCAAGCACCAGGCCTGTAGTCGGATTCGCCAGAAGCGCAAAACGCTGGAGTGGGCAGCTTTCATGGCAGAGCGGGAAGCAGTAAGACAAAACCAAACGCGTCGATACGCACGCTGACAATCAAAAAAGAATGCGGGGAGCGGCAACTCCCCCACCGCTTACCAGGAGAAGCCCCATGCAAACACAAATGCCCCGTGGAGGCGATGCGAAGGTCCAGGCCAAGCTACGCAAGCTGATGGCCCTCGCAGAGCGTGGCGAAGGCGGCGAGAAGGATAATGCGCAACGCATGCTGGATAACTTGTTAGCCCGTCACGGCTTAACCCTCGACGACTTAAGCGAGGAGTACCGAGAAATCCGCTGGTTTCCGATTGTGACTGTGTACGACCGAAAGCTCGCGGCGCAGATCATGTCGAAGGTCTGCGACACATGCACTCCCAGCCTGTATACCAGCAAGAGCCGACCAAAGAAGGTCGGTGTGGAAGTTACACCGGCTGAAGCAATTGAGTTCGAGCTCCACTTCGACACTTTGAGGAATGCGCTGGCCGCGCACTTCGACGAGGCCTTCTCCGCATTTGTACAGGCCAATCGATTATTTCCCGCCAGCCCATCAGGCAGTAGGGACACGGAGCTGAGCGAAAGCGACATGCGGGTCGTCGCCATGGCTTCAGCAATAAAACCAACATCTGTCCGCCCCCGCCTGGAACGGAAGGGGAAGGTATGACGGTCCTCCTGCTTTTGTACTTATGCAGCGACGCAACTCGTACTGACTGCCAGGTTCTGCCTGCGCAAAGGTGGAATGGGCCGGATGCCTATGAGCAATGCGTTGGCACGTTGCCAGGGCTCACCCAGGCACTGAGCGCAACGAATCGGAATAGGCACAGGTTCATTTGCGAGATTCAGGCGGACGAGGCGCAACCTGCAGGCCGTGCCGCTCGGCCGACGCTCATTCATCAATCGTTTCGGATGTGAGGGACATCATGAACACAGCTTTTATCCTGATGGCCCAGTACGACGGCCAGGCGATTATCTCGCTGGAGCAGGTTTGCCGGGACTACTTCACCCACCTGACGCCTGACATGTTTCAGCGCAAGGTGATGAGCGGGCAGATTAAGATCCCCATCACCCGCCTGGAACGTAGCCAGAAGTCGGCCAAGGGGATTCATATCACCGACCTGGCTGCGTATCTCGATCAACAGCGCGCAGCCGCGGTTAAGGAGAACAACCAGCTCAACGGGTTAAAACACGCCGTTTAAGCCACTTCATTGATGCGGCGCCCAGTTGGACGGGCGCCCTCAATATCTCTTCGTACCACTCCCACCCAACATAGCGATCACCCTTGCCACGTAGGTGGGTGTAGCGCCTCAGCGAATTCCAATCCCTGTGTCCTGAAACGCTCGACACCCGGGGAATATCCCAGTCCATTTCGAACAGGCGGCTTACACCTTCGTGCCGGAGGTCATGGAAGTGCAGATCTTGGATATTCAAGAGCTTGCAGGCCTTCGCCCAGGACGTGGAGATTGATTCAGGGCTGTAGGGGAAAATATCCTCCCCAGCACGGGGCATAGACTGGAGGATCTTCCAGGCCTCGTCTGGCAGGTAACACCACACGTCGTTGCCGATCTTCTGGCCTGGGTTCTTCATGTCGCGAACCAACACGCGCTGGCCGGGCTCGTCGAGGTCGTCCCAGCGAATTCGGGTTATTTCGTCGAGACGGCGAGTCGAGAACAGGGCGAAGCCCACCACTTTCATCATGTTGATGATGCTTCGACGCCGAGCCTGCATGTCCTGGTAATGCTTCATGAGCTTGCCCAGCTCGTCCAGCGTAGGGCGCCGGTCACGCTCGCGGCTTTTCAAGTTATAGCCGAGCTTGCGCAGTACGCGCCGTGCGCCCCCCATCGCCAGAGGATCAAGCTGATAACCCCAAGCGTCCTTGCCTATGGAAAGCACCGCACCGAGATGGGCCAAGTCGTTGCCGGCGGTCTGCGGCTGGACGCCTCCCCCCTCGGGACTCATCCGCCATAGCGCGTAATCGACCAGGCATTGCGTGTTGACCTGGGTATCGTCCAGCTTGCCCATGTACGTTTCGCCAATGGCTGTGAGGGTTGCGCGTTTCGTCTTGCCCAGCGGCCGGGCTTTCTCAACCTCCATCAGGTACTGGTCAATCATTTCTTTGAGCGTGACGCCTTTGCGGCTCGCCCGCTCAATCGCACCAGGCTCATCTAGCTCGGACTCACGCTTGCGTGCCCAGGCCTGCGCCGCCTGTTTACGGGCGAAGGTCTGGCTCTCTTGATAGACTTGCACTCCGTCGCGCTTGATGCGGATCTGAGCCGTGTAGCTAACAGACCCATCCGCCAGTTTTCTTGCCCTGATAGTCGCCATGTCAAAAGTGGTACGCGTCAGTTTTGAAGTGGTACATCGTACCACCGAGCCCTCAAAAACGCCTGAAAACACCCGAAATCACGCCCAGAACACGTTGAAGAAAATGCTAGATAAACAGAGCTTTAGCCCAGTAAATACAAGGTCTACGCTGTCTCGGCGCTTTAGTGTTGCACCCATGATGGACTGGACCGACGCCCACTGTCGTTTCTTCCTACGCATCCTCTCCAAACACGCCCTGCTCTACACCGAAATGGTCACCACTGGCGCGTTACTCAACGGCGACCACGAACGCTTCCTGCGCCACCACGAAGCCGAACACCCCCTGGCCCTGCAACTCGGCGGC